CTCGAAGTAGTTCACCATCACTTTTTTCCAAGGTATTTCAACGTTTTTTATGCCCTTGGATTTAAAAATAAGATCATCTCCCGCCAACTCGGTCATGAGTTGGTCAATCCTTTTGGTGGTCATATCAAACTTTGCCGCCAAATGCCAAGCATTCACAGGGTTCTTCAATCCCTTTAAGTAATCAAAAATCATCTTCTTGCTTTCTGATCTAAGCATTTTTCGCTTTGCCATTGCTGCCCCTTTGTTAAACAACTGCTCTCAAGTTTCTTTTAATCGGCTTACCCCACTGCGAGTTGTAAGCCTTACCGTACAACGCTGTTCCTGCATCGCTGGCAAAGGTCAACGCCAAAGCGTCAGCCATGTCAGGCGATCCAATCCCGCGCTTTCGCATCTCGTCTTTGCTCTCCAGCTTCATCTTCCCGTTGCTATTAAACGAATAGCGCGGCGAAACTAACTCCGCCAAAAGCGACTCATCTTTAGGAATCTTGCAATCGCGCTTTTCCAGCCAGGCTTTCATCTTGCCCCATAGCTCGGCACGCAAGTTCACATAAATTGTTCCCATGGCGGGAGACTCAGCCACGTTAATCCCACGCGCAGGCAGATTCAATTCGCGCAATCGGTCCACAACTCCGGCCCCCAAGCCAATCGAATCAACAAGGATTTCAACGGGCCTGTCTTCGGGCTTCATGGCCTCGTATTCAGCGACCACCGCGCCCGTGGTCTGCATCAAATCCAACCCACGCCACTTGCGTATTTCGGTCACCGCATTACCCTTGCGCTTTGCCAACGCTGTGGCATCCGTACCAAATCGCGCCACATCCAACCCCCACACCGTTTGCGTATCCGTCGTTTCAACATCACGGTGAAACGCGCTATCAACCAGTTCAACGCCAATCAAGGTATCGTCATCGGTGCGGGGAAACTCACCCAACACGCGAACACGAAAAGCATTGGACTCTTCGCCATACCTTGACGCCATATCCTTGATGTAGGCATCGCTCACACGCTTGGAGTCATAGCAGGACACGCGGCGTGTCCACCACTCATCCTTCAACCGGTTATGCGTATCAAAGAAAAAACCGCTGGACTTCGTTGGGTTCCCCAACAAAATCGTCACAGCGTTATGCCCTGACATGGACCCCGCCGCCGCCTCAAACACGGACTCAGGAATGCCTGAAGCTTCATCCGCCACAAGCATCACATGGTCCGAATGCACACCCTGCAACGCTTCAGGTTGCTCGGCACGCGATGTACGGGCGGAGATGAACGACTCTTGAGGCGCCGCACGCATCTCGATGCGATCAGTCTTTACCTCCAATCGATCACCCCAAGCATTTGGCAACTCTTTCACCCAACGCTTTAGCTCGGCAAACAATGCGTCGTACAACTGGCTTGAGGTCGGCGCCGTCACCACAATCTTGGCGGGACCGCGCGTAAGCATGTACCAAATCATCGCCCAAGAAGCCACCGTGGACTTACCCACACCGTGGCCGGAGCGCACGCTAATCTTGCGCTCACCGCGGGATATAGCCTCCAAGAACTCAATCTGCCAAGGGTCAGGATCAACCCCTAGCACCTCGCGCACAAACAACGGCGCGTTGGGCCGGTAACGGCGAACCAACTCAAGATAACGCTTAAAGATTTCGTTATTAGGCGTGTTCATAACTTGCCACCGCGCGATGCACCAACGTATGCGTCACCGCCATACCAAACTGACCATTCACCATCTCAGCAATCTTGCGATAGCTCTTGCGCTCCTTAGCCTTGCCCACCATAAACATCAAAATCGGATAGGTCGATTCATCCTGCACAAGCTTGGCGGACTTCCCATCACCATCCTTACGATAACCAAACGGTACATGACCGCCAATCCAACCACCAGCCTGCGCCTTACTCTTTCTCCCGTCAGCCATACGCTCGGCAATCCTGCGCCGCTCAAGCCTAGCCACTGCCGCCATAAGCGTAAAGAAAAACTCAGACCAACTCGACCCATTGTTCACCGGGTCAGTGCCTAACGCCAACACAATCATCTTCACACCCTGCGCCTTCCAAGCCTCGGCCATGGTTAACGCGTCAACCGTGTCACGAAACGCACGATCCAATTGCGTCATCACCACCACATCGCCTGGCTGCAAAACCGCCACTAAACGCGAACCCGCATCACGCTTGGCAAGTTGCACGGACCCGCTCACACCCTCATCCGTAAACACTTCAGCCACATCCTCGCCACGAATCAACGCCAATCCCTGAACCTTTCTGATCTGCTCGGCCAGTGACGTGTTATCCACTTGCTCTTGCGTGCTGACCCTTGCATAACCATAAATCGCCATCTCGTTCCCCTGTGTTTGTTACTTGTTGCAAGCGTAACAGTGTTTTGCTCACTTGTGAAATTTTTTTGGAGGGCCGTTCGTCGGAGCGATGAAAGGTGGGTGGGGGCGGGTTGGCGCGGCCAGGTATGCGATTAGCGCGGCCAGGTATGCGAAGCATAAGTTGGCGCGTGTGGAGCACCGCGGCAAAGCCGCCCCGCCCAAATCGCGCCAGGGGGGTCAAAACGATTATCAAATGCGAATGATTCTTAATTTCAAGTCAATCGAGGGCGCGAATGATTCTCGATTGACCGTCGAAACCCGCTAGATTGTCAGCTTTTGCGCCTTTGGGCGACAATTGTCGCGCTTGGTAAAGCGATTAATACGCGTTCAATCATGCTGCACTGCATCAATTGTCAGCGATTCAGCTTGCTTAATCGCCGTCCATGCTTGCGAGTCTATGTTGATCGCCACGACTGGCGCGCGATTCTCCGCCCATGATCGCGGATCAAGGCGCGCAGCAAACCATTTGCGCGTATCAACGCGCAGTCTAGGATCGTCCTTCGCCTCGTCGGCGATCGTCAGCGCCTCCTCTGCCAGCGCCGAGGCGCGCTCCTCGCGTGCGCGTGCGTACTGAGCGCTGCGCTCCGGAGCGAGGAGCCACCTATTCAAATGCCCTTGCTTTACTCCAATGCTCTCAGCAATGGCTCGCACGCTTTCGCCAGCGCTTATTCGCTCAAGAATCTCCTCCTCGCCTACTTTCTCAATAACCGCAAGCGCTGCGCGCTTTTGTGGTTGCCCCGCCATATAAAACCCTTCAATGGTTGAAATTTTCCGACTAACGGTCAATCGATCAATGCAAGCCCATGCTATTGTTTTGCTTGTCGCAATCAATCAAAACGGAGTAAATATCATGCGCAAGCCAAACGGATTTGTTTTTTATCGCGGATTCTCGCCAATCGATCAAGCGCCCATTGTCGGGATCGCGGTTTTTGAGTCTAGCAATGTCAAAACCGGGAACATGGTCCAAACTTATATCATCAGATCGGACGTTAATCCTATAACCGCCGTTAATACTGGCAATGATAAAAGCATTTGTGGCGATTGTGTGCATCGTGGCAATGAAAGCCAAAAGCGCACATGCTACGTTGATTACTCCAAAAGCGTTAACGCAGTTTTTAAAGCTTTCGAGCGTGGCTCATACCCTGATTTTTCACATAACGTAAAGTTTGCAGCGCTTTGGCTCAAGGGTCGAAAAATTAGGCTTGGCGCCTATGGCGACCCCGCCATGATCCCGGCCGAAAATTGGCTCGATTTGCTTGAGCTTGCCAGCGATTGGACGGGATACACCCACCAATGGCGCGAACCATTCGCCCAAGCTCATCGCGAATTGTGCATGGCAAGCGCCGATAGCATCAGCGATCGCGACATCGCTCGCGCAATGGGTTGGCGGACCTTTCGCGTTATTCCGATCGGATCGGCGCTCAAGCTTCAAAACGAAGCAATTTGCCCAGCAAGCCCCGAGGGAGGCGACAAAAAACAATGCATCACATGCGGAGCATGTGACGGCGCTTTAAAACCAAGCGCAGCATCGATCGCCATTGTCGTCCACGGAAAATCAGCAAAACAATTTGCGGAGGTTTAAACCATGCAAAGCCTAATCGATTGGACAATCGCCGTTATTTTCGGCGTCGCACTTGCGTGCGCGATTTTCTTTAACCTTTAACGCCAGCATGAAAGCATGAAAACTTAATCAAAGCCCTTCGGGGCTTTTTTTTCGCGCGCCTACGCTCCACGTAGAGCGCCTATTGACGCCTTGCGCTTTAGCGTACAGCGCCCATTGACGCCTAAGCTTTACGCTTGGCGCTTGCATGCGCTCGCCTTAACGCTTTGGAGGATAAGCCCATAGAATCACCGACAATCGATTTTCTCGAAAGCATGTAGGGTGATAGCCATGATGCTATTTAATCGCCTACAAGGGCGCTTTCCGCGCGCCTATGGCTACGCCAGAGCGCCGATCAAGCTTTGCATCGTTCGATCATGGTCGAGAATCGCTCGCCTTAGCGAATCATTCGCTAACCAGAATCGCTCGCAATCGTGAATCGTTCTCACTGACCGATCACCGCTTCATCGCTTGCATCAGGCACACCCCATATATTCCCGTAGCCAAAAACATGCAAAAACCGGGAGCTTTCCGCCAAACGATTCAAGCCTTTCGTTTTGACTGACTTTCCATCGCCGCCAACGCGTCCTTGCTCAACGCGTAAGCCTGCTCACTATGTCCCTTGTACACCGGACCAATATCCTGCTCCTCCATCAACGTCAACACTTCAGCACCTGGCATCACCCGTTTGATGTTCACCGCTTGCGTGAAAAACTCCTGCTGCAAGATAACCGCCACTTCGTCCATCGTCCAGCAGTCGCATTCAGGTCTCATTGCCGCGTAGGCGTGGACAGTTGCCGTATCAGCGCAAATCGCAAACACGCTCCCGTCATCCCGTTGACCCTCCATAACACTTACCGCCAACGGTTCAGCGTTCATCGCTTTCGCTTCAGCCTCCAACACGTCATACGCTCGCATCATCCCGCCACAAGCTAACCTATACGCCTCAACGTCTCTCGCTTTCCGCGCATCCCTACACCGCCATAGCTGCTTCCAAAACCTTAATCGCGTTTCCTCGCTTACCAGTTCCGCCAAACGATCTAATCCCCAAACCTTATCCGCCTCACGCTTTCTCTTCATCACACTGACCGCCACACTATTCATCGCCAACACGATCTGGTCATCCTCTTCAAAAGGATTCTTTAACCGATCCTCTGACCCGCCATACAAACCATCTCTCACCTTCCCGCGCTTATCTTTTGCCGCCATAACCCAAATCCTTTCTCTTCACATCACACATCACACATCAAACGTCCGGAACATTTCACCGTCCGAATGTGTGTCTTTCAGACACACACACATTTCGGACGCTATGAAATTTTGTTCGATGGCGTTTTCGGACAACTTCGTACGCGTTTTCGGACGCTTAAAGGACAAAACATCAACTTTAGGACACTCTAATTCGGACGCCAAAACATCACTTTCGGACATTCGGACGCTTAACATCAAAATCCTTCCTGGTTAATCGGTCTGATCCACACCAAATCGTTTCTTATGGCGGCAAACTCAAGCTCAACTAACTTGTCCTTCACTTCCTTCCAACGCTTGCGTCTATCGCTATCCTCCACATCGCTTCCAAGCCTGGCGTATACCTCATCCCGCCAACGCTCTAACGTCACCACGCGATGGCGTTCACCTTGGACGATCTGGTATTGCCCTTCGGTCTTCACAATATGGCGTAACGCTTCCCTGCCCATCGATTGGTGCTTACCGCGTCCTGCGTTTGGCTTTGCGCTTTGTGGCGGCTTAAATCCAACGCCATCAGGTAACTCACCCTCAAAGGGTTTGACCACTAGCGTGCTGGCTTGGTCATCATCAAATCCAAGGTTTAGCTTGGCGGCAGACGTTGTTGGTTCATCAAAGTTCACCGTTTCCATGGAGAAGTGAATTTCCACACCGTCCTTGCCATCCTTTTGCTTAGTCACTTTAAGCGTGCCTGCCATTTGATCGGTATGGCGGGTAATCTCAATCTGCGTATCCACTGCACCTAAAAAACTTGAATGACCACGCAGACCTAATGACGCATCCTTGCCTGAGTGGTGGACAACCAGGAGCGCTGCGCCCGTGGCTTCCTGCAAGCGTCCGCAGTTGCTGATGAAACTGCCCATGTCCTCGGACGCGTTCTCGTTGCCGCCGCCAAAGGCGCGGGCTAAGGTGTCAATAATGATCAATTTCGGACGCTGGATTTCGGACGCTCGTATGGCGGCAATCAAATCAGCAAAGTCCTGATCAGATGACCTTAAGTTGACCTGCGAGCGAATGACGCCAACCGGAATGTCCTTGAGTTCATACGCATGGCGTAAACCAGAAATCCTTGTACCAATACCGCCATGGCCTTCCCCTGCGATGTATAAGACATCACCGGCTTGCGGCACTTCGTGCGCTAGCCACGAATCCCCGCTGGCGATCATGGCGGCTAAGTGCAGCGCGATAAACGATTTGAACGTGCCTGGCGGACCGTACAGCGCCATGAACCCCTTCTCCGGCACAATCCTATCCACCAACCACTTAACCGGCTCATCCTTCGCATCACGCCACATCTCAACGCGGTAACGCTGCGCTTCCTGCGCCTCAACCACTTCGGCAAACGGTTCCTTCTCCGGCACAACGGATTCGGGTTCCGTCTCTGCTTTCTCATCAATCACCAATCGCTGTGGCGGTGTAACTAGCTCGAAATCGTCAATCACGCTGGCTTCCGCTACGCGTTTGACGAACTCCTCAAACGTAAACCCGCGTCCGATAAACTCTTCAGCGTCATCGCCAATGGCTGACTCGTCATCGGATAAGTCCACCACTTTGATCGCTTGCGCTACCCCAAACAAGTCACGCACAACGCGCCTGGCGTACTTCCAACCAGGTCTGTCGTTATCCGGCAGCACCACCACCAGGCGACCATGAAACCATGGCGTTATGGCGGCAGGCCATTCGCTCGACCCCGCGTGCGCCGATATGGCGACCACATCGAACATGCCAACCAAAAACTCAGCGGCCTTTTCACCCTCGGTCACAAATACCGGCGCCATGGGCCTGGCAATCATGAGCGGTAAGCCAAACGGTATGGGCGTCCAATTACGGATCGTTGGCACCCGCTCGCCATTGATAAGGTGGTACTGGCGGTAAGTCTTGCCACCACCTTCAACGTCATACCTGACCTTTTGCGCTGTGACTTCGCCGTTCTCATCGATGTAGTCCCACGCCATCACTTCCTTCATCGTTGGCGGCACAATCGGCCTGATGCCCGATAAAGGATCACGCGCAACTAAGGGGCGGCTCCAGTTCAGCGAATTGGGTAAGTGCGGCTTGATGGCGGCAAACACATCCTCCTGGTCGCACCCGCCAAAGCACTTAAATAGAAACTTCTCACCGACTTGCGTAATCGCTAATGATGGATGCCGATCACCCTTGCCATTGCCATGCCCAGGTACCGGGCAAGACGCAAGCCACCCCCTCTTGTAACGCTTGGCGTTACCAAGCGCTGCGGCTAATAGTTCTGCGTTCATCTTGGCGCCGCCGGATTTCCTTGCAGCACAATGCCTTCATGCACCGGCCCTTTGAAGTCATGGCGGACAATCGACCCCGCTGAAATCTTCACGCGGTTAGCGATTTGCTTACCCGGTAATACATAAGACCCAATGCCCATGATCACCGCCACGCCAATCACGCAATCGCCGCACACTTCCGTATTGGGAAACATCGTTGTCCATCCATGAATCACCGAGTCATGCCCAACCGTTGCATTGGTATTCATAAACACAAAATCGTTGATCCAGGCATCAGCCGTAACGATCACTTGCGGCGCTAAAACGCAACCCTCACCAATTTTTGCGTAAGGCGATACCGTGGCTGTGCTGTGTATGTACGTCCCCCATCTTTCTTCGTTTTTAACAACAATGGCTTGCTTTGCATCGGGGTCAGCCACAGCAAGCAAGAATTCAGCACCAGGAAACGCGCCCTCTCGGATACTTTCCACCACGGGATACTTGGCGGCATAACGCTTATTGTTAAACGGTTGCGTTGAAACCACGCACACAATCTCGTGCGTTCCTTCTTCCTCGATGTAGCCAATCAACTCCTTGGCAAGCCCTCCTGAACCAAAGATGACGTACTGGTTTTTGCGTTTTGCCTTTTGATACATGTTGTGATCGCCACTCATGTGTTCTCCTGATTTAGCTTAGTTCTTTCAGTCGTAGCCCCGTTACGATATTCACCGCCGTTCTTCTCCTTTAGCTTGGCTTCAATGGCTCGGGCAAATCCCCATCGATCAAACCACTCTGAATTACTTGCATCAAACTTTTCGGACAGATAACCTAAATCTTGTATCTCATCATCCGTCAGCCCAACCCATTCTTTCCTTGGCGGTGCGGTGTATAAAGGTGTCCATCGCTCAGGATGACGGCCAATATCTGCTGGTATGTGCGTGATGACATTACCTTCAATAAAGTTGTGCATCCACGCCGCCGGCTCTTGCTTTTCCTCTAGTGCTTGTTCCCATGCGTGTTCTGCAAGTTGAATTTGCAGCTCGTAATCATCGTACGAATCGCTCATGTGTTCTTCTCCCTCAATTTCTCCTCTGCCCACCACCAGCCTTCATTAAACATAACGTCATATTTGTAGGGTTCTGGTACTTCACTTCCATGCAGCCCAACCCATTCACGCTTTGGTGGCGATGTGAACACAGGCTGTGGGTTGAACACTTTATCCTGTGGCTTTTTGCGGAAATACACATGCCCTGTTCCGGTTGTGTGCATCCACGCCACCGGTTCACGCTGCGCTAATGCTGCATTCCAGCCACGCTCATACGCTTGCCCTAACTCGACGGCACGGTCGTGTTCAGTTTTCACCATTTCATCGACACGTTTTTGCGATGTGTCGTCGGCATCGACAAGTGATTGGCGTAGTGCTTGGATTTCATCGGTAAACTTTAGCCAGCCATTTGACCAAGTTTGCAATCCTTCCAAAGCCTCCAGCGCCTGCTTCATAGCTTCACGGCTCATTTGTCACCCCCAAACGCGTAAATTGGAAACTTGGACAAATCCGGGTAGCTCATCTCAATGTCCTCCATCACTTTTGGCGAACCATCACGGTCCCAAAATTGATTCATAAGCAATAAGCCACGCGCTGCCACGTCCGGCATCATGTAAAAGTTCCAGCCAATCATGTCGAAATAATCGTCGTGATAGGAACACTCTCGCCGCCCGCTGAAACGCGCCCGCTTGAACCACAGCATGGCGGCATAGTCATCGGTAAGAATCGCACCGCCCTTGCCTAGCTTTAAGTGCTTATAAGGCCCGGTAAACGACACGCACATGTGCGAGCCTTTGATGTACATGTTGGAGGTAAACGAAAGCGCAGCATCAAACACTTTTGTCGGTGCCAGTTGATACGCGCCCTTAATCGTTCTTCCTTCAACCGGATAAAAGTCAACCTTCGCACCGGCATGAATCACTTCGCAAGGAACGCCTGGATAGGTTCTTGCGGGTAGCCTGATCGTCGTTCCCGCCACGCGTTCATAGGTAAGCGCCAGGAACAAAGCGTTGCAGCAGTTATCAACCGCCACACAGTATGGTGCGCCGGTGTACTCGGCAACCTTTTCTTCAAACGATTCCGTGATTTTGTAAACGCCCTCTGCCATATCATCCCCTTAAGAGTCAAAAAATCCCGGCCTAAAAAGACCGGGTTTTGTGAGTCAGTGACTTCTTAGAACTCTTCACCCTTCGCTGGCGCAGGTGCCACCGGTTCCGGCGCAGCAACGGGCGCACTGCCCGCATCATCCGATGGCCTTGGCGCCCAACCCGTGATATTCCACTTAGGCTTGCGCGTGTTGCCTTTGCCAACCTTCATGGCCTCGGCGCCTTGGTACTCAATGATCGGCAGTTTGCCAGCGTTCGAATTGCGATCCTTGGCGGCTGCCGTGTAAAGCGCTTCCAACCCCATGTTCGGCCCTGCGCCATTGCTTGACCACTCGACCCATCCCATCTCGCGGCTAAAGAAACGCACCACAAACCCACGCTTATGCGCATCGCTTGGCTTTGGTCCTTGCCTGCCTAACTCTTGATCCGGTTGCCAATCGCGCACACCGGCTTCAAGCAACAACCAACCCGTTTGCACGTTATCAATGTCAAACAACATTTTTTTAAGTTGGATTTCCTGCCCCGTCTTATCGCTCCACATGTTCATTGATGGCGAGAAACGAATGTAGGGAAGTCCTGATCCACCACCTGTAAGTCCTAGCATGTCAAAGTTTCCTATTTCAAAGTGAGGTCAGATTTGGCGCGGGTTTGCGCCCAAGTGTTAAGCCACTTGATTCAGCGGTGACCTTATCCGCGAATGCTTCGTAAACGTCTGGGAATTTCTTCTCTAATTGCGCTGGCGTGATCGGTACGGTTTTCACGGCACCCTTATGCGCACTGAGCAATCCCGCCATCAGCTCGTCGTTTTGCCACTTACGCGTTGCGCGTTTGGGGACTAAGTCCCAATCTTTCAGTTGGCGGCCATCATGCAAGGCTTGCGTCACGCGATCCTTGATCGCTTCAATGGTATGCAAAGCATCATCCGCCACATTCATCATGGCGTTCAATTCATCTTCCGTTGCTTCATCAACTTGCTTTTGCGTGACACCAGCAAACGATTCGACGCGTGCAATCTTGGCAGGACACTTTGATCTGGCCGGGCACCACCGGCAGTGCTCGCCTTCTTTCGTTTGCGGGAATGGTGCCACCGTATCGCGCAGTGCTGGTTCCAACACATTAGCGGACCAATCAAGCAATTCAGCCTTTGTCATGAACGCCATACTTATTGGCGGGTCTTGCGTTGGCTGAATGATCGCAAGCGTCACGTTCTTGACTGTTGCCGGTGCTTTTTGCAGTGCGCCTAACGCGTAAATCTTAAGTTGCGGACCCTCAACATCCACCTTGATGCGGCCTGTCTTAAGGTCTGCCACCACCAAATCAACATCGTTAAAGCAAACAAGATCGGCAGTGCCATACACATCAGCGCCAGCGTAATTAGGAATGCGAAGGCGCTCTTCGATAAGACAAGAAGTTTCCATGCGCTTTTCAAGTTCGCCCGCAAAGTCCGTATAGACCTCGGCCCAAGACGCCATTTCTTCAGTAATCTCGACACCTTCAAATTCCTTTCCAACAAACGTTTTTGGCGGCGATCCTGTAAGCATGACCGCTTCTGACAATGCGTGTACTGCTGTGCCAATTTTTGCAGCCTCTCCCGCTTCGCGTGGCGGCACCCCTCGTGAGAGTTTTATTGATGCCGGGCACGCTATCCATCGCTCGGCGGCTGATGGTGACCACTCTGAGTGTGCGTTCATTTCTTCTTCCTTTTCTGTTTGAGTTTTAATTTTTTGCGTGCTAGCTTGCGCTCTTCGTGATGCAAGATGCGATGGCAGTTTGAGCACACAGCAATGCACTTTTTGATTTCCTCAAATGCTTTTCTGTACGCACCTTGCGCCACAAGTTCGTTGATGTTTCGCTTTGGCGGCGTTCGGTCAACGTGGTGAAAGTCAATGACTGCCTCGTGCTGAATGCCGCAGCGCTCGCAAACCAATGATGCTTTGAATGCCCGCCACTTCGTACGCAATACGCGCTTTGTTGCGATACTTTTCTTGATGGTCTTTTCGCGGTTTTGCTCGTAATGCCGCCTGGCGTAAATCTTTTGCTTTTGTGCTCTAACTTGTGGGTCTTTGTACGGCAAGCGATTTTCTCCAGTACAAAGTGTTGGGCAACCCCCAAGGATCGTCCGGTTCGAACATCCTGAACCCTGTGGCAATCAACGCATTGGCGGACGCCACATTGTCTGTCGTGTCCGTGATTGCTTGCGTCATCCCTAAGTCCTTGGCGAACTTCAGGCGCTCTCGGATCAACTTCTTTTGCAGCCCCCGGCCACGAAACGCTTCCAGCGTACCGGCCCTCGCAAGGTATACAGCTTCCGGTATTTTGCTCGATTGCATCATGGCGGCAAATCCCGCCAGGCGTCCATCGCAATAGGCAATCCACCACCAACCGTTTTTCGGACTTAGTACCGTGTCCAATGGCAAGCACTCTTTCTGAAGAAATCGTATGGCTTGCTCGGTGGTCTGTGACATTTCTGTCGCCCGCTTGATCCGAAACATGAAGCATCCTCGTGAACCCCATGATTATGCTATAAGTTTTGTGTCGAATCAACGAAACGCTCAAGCACCCAAGTGCGCAGCCACAGTGATCCTTTTGTTTGTTTGGCATGACGCTCTTCAAGCCATGTCGATGTGCGTGTTACGCCGCCTGGTGCAACCCAATGGTATGGCTTGATGTAGTGCGGCACATACGGTATGCCCTCCAATACATAAATGGGCATTGGATGCAGCTCGGCTTTTTTATCGCTGTTGTTGATGTTCATGCTTTCCATTTATCCAAGTAGCGTTGCGCTGATTCTTTCCATGATGCACCCATCACGCCTTGCGAGTGATGGATCACGGAAATCGATGACACATAAATTGACAGTTCCTTTGCTGTAAATTGGCGGCAAATGTCCATGTCGTAATGATGAAAAGTAAATTGCTCGTCAAACCTTATATCGTTGTCATGGAAGGTTTTTGAGTAAGCCGCCATAAACAAGCCATCAATCAATTTCACTTCACGGTTAGGTGATGCAAACACATCCCAATTCGTCATGTACTCACCGTTGCCACGCGCTACGCAACCGGCCCATGACATACGATCCGATAACGTGCCTTCCGTGTCAGTAATCGCCCATGATGTTTGACCAGGCGATGGATGAGCGTTACCGGCAAGACCTACCAAGTGGTGGTCATCGAGCGATGCCGCCAAACGCTGATACCAAAACCAATCTGTGATCTCAACATCATCATGCACGAACACCAGTAACGCTGGATCGTTCTTTGCGGCTTCAATGGCTTCGTTATAACGCTGGCAAAGTCCTACGGTGTTGTTGGTAAATAACTGCGCTTCGATAAAACTTAAATGTGAAAAACGCTGAATCGTTACGCCTAACGGCGTTCCTGCAAAGTCCTTTCTGTTATGGCGAGTGCACGCCACGATTCGTATCGGAATCATTCAAGCCCCCACTGTGTAATGTATTCAGGTCTGTTTTCTTGTAGCCATGGCAATGATTGTTTGAGATTCGATTGCATATCAACGCCAATCGTCATCGACCCAACGTGGTGTATGTAGCTTCGGCTAATCCAATGCTTAAAGCCAATCGCCGCAAGATCGGCGCACATCACATCATCGCTAAACCAATTCAATGGCGGGAATTGGACTTGCTCAAACGCGCCACGCGGCAACCAGGCAAACAAAGGCGACACCACGGCAACTTTTCTAACCGCGCCTTCGCTTTTCCAGCGCATTCCAACAAACTGGTCACGATCACCAATTGGCACGCGAATGTTTTGGTTTGGCCTTGCATAGTCTGACCGCGCCGCAACAAGTCCCAACTTATGACTGCAAAGCTTTTTAAGTGCTTCAACATCCTCCATCAATAAGCGGTATGAGTAAGGCGTTAAAACAATGTCATCATTGGCGATGATCACACCCTCGTCATCCTTAGACATAAACCGTTCAATGGCTCGGTTGTAGTCATCGCCAAACGTCGGACCCTTGCCGTTCTCAATGCAAAGATCAATCTCTGGCGCGTAAGCGTCAACGCTTGCCGCTAGGACGTGCAACGATCCTTTGTCAGGCTTGACCGTTGACACAATCATTTTCATTCCCATGCGCCAATCCTTTTTAGGCATTCCAATGCGCGGCGGCGAACCACGGAATCGTTAAAACGTCCATAGCTTTCCAAGCCCTTGAGGGTTTCCACGCAGTCCGCCAGGTTCTCAAGCGCAATGTTCAAACGCTTTTCGAGTTCGCCTGCTTCAACCGTTGCTTTTGGTGTTCGTCCCTTTTTCGGTGCTATTGCCTCGAAACCAAACGTATCGTCCGCCTGATGCTCTGAGTGGGCAATCTCGGCCTTGGTTACAGTTCCCGTTGCAGCAATCGTTATTTTTTGTTCCATTACGATCCCTTTCAGGTTGGCGAGACAATGCCCGCCATAAAGCGTTGAGTGAAAAGCTTTTAACAAACGGCATCTTCATCGCTGCAACAGATAACGTGCAATCTGTCCAACCATTAAGACACCGCCAAAGTAAAGCGAACCAAGCAACAGCAACTTGGCTTGCCTGTCGCGTATGGCGTAAGCCGGAACGCGCTTGAACGTAAATACAGATTGAATCCATAACTGATCATCCGCCAAATAGTTTGGCTTTGGCGGCTCATAAGCCGATCCAATCTTTGGACGGTCAACAACAACCACGGTTTCGCCATTGCGCTGGATCAACATCACATAATCCTTTGCAAGATTTGGTGAGCATGACTGCGGACCTGGTCCGATACTTGACCGCCAAGGCGTTCAACATCGGTAAGTTCACCAATAAACTGCCTGGCCGTTCGCAACTTGCGATCTGAATCGGCTGCGATTTGGCGGGTATATGCCAGCAACTCTTTAAGATTTTCGACTTCCTGTGTTTTCATAAAAACTCCTATTGCATCGAACCATATAAAGCAATCAGCGCAGCGTCAGCACGTCCGTTGTCCTTGACTCGGCTAAACGCTGAACTCATTTCGGGAAACATTTGCATCGCTAAGGCGCGTGCGCCTTCCTTGCCGCCCGTTAATCGCACAGCGCGTTGCCATGTCAATGGCGGCACAAAGTGATACCGAATCTTGAGACTTGCCAGTACGCCTTCCACGTTGCCAAGCGAGCGTCCAAAGTTGAACATGCTCGTTACACCCTGGCCTGGCATGGCGGACACTTGCTCGATGAAGCATTCGCACTCGTGATCAATTAAGAATGCCGCCAACTCCGTATGAAGTTCGTGCGGCGCGACAAAGCGTTTCACTGACTTGCCAACCTTACGTTCAACAGTTGGCATGTCGAAGACGCTAACTAATTTTTGACCTTGAACGGCAGCAATGGCGCCGCTCAAACCTGGATCAATACCGATAATGATTTTCATAACTTGCCATCATGCACGAAGTGCAAGAAATGACCAGTGCATTTCAGACAGACGGTCAAAAAAATGCCGCCAGTGGCAGGCGGCAAACACTCTCAGGGGGAGAATGACAACACAGGAGGAGTCCAGGCTTTAGTTTACGCTATTGCAGCAATCCTGCAAGACGTTTCTCTTCATCTGTCATGGTGTCAGCCGTTCCCATGACATCAAGTCTAAACGGTTGCTCTGGAGCGGCGCCTTGCCCTGCCAACTGGCCGAGCGCCCCGCCAACCATAGGTCTGGTAGTTGCGCGAGCAACTTCGCCGCGGGCCATGGCCTCTTGCTGCGTGGCTAATCGCCGCATCAAAGCATCAAGGCTTTGTGGCGTTAGTGGCGTTAGCAATTCGCGCCCAAGTATTTCCGCCACATCGCCAACATTTCCAGCGCCACGTTGCATGGCTTGACCAAGCAACTGTGATGCAATCGGCTGAAGATTGCCTTGGATAATGGCTGACCCAACCGCTGCACCAGTTGGCCCGGCTTGTTCAGCCATTTCCGCGGCCAGAGGCGCTGTGCGCGATCCAGCCAAAATGCGGTTGCGCACTTCAGTAAATCGCGCTTCTTCACCAAGTTGATTGCGGAACGTATCAAACGACTGTGTATCAGGAAATGCCGCGCGCAATCGTCCAAGCGTTTGCGTGTTATCAAATAAGCGCGTTACATCGCGCGCGGTTCCAAATTCACGGGTAATACGATCTGCTTGTATCTTGGCGGCATCCACAACACCAGCGCGGAACATATTGCGCTCCATGTCGGTAAGCTTATTAAAGTCTGCCGCCACTTCGCGCCAATCGTTCTCAGGCATTGAGAACACTTTTCTACCTTGGTCAATGGCGTCTTTTAGTGCTGCGTCACCAGCAAACGCAGCTCTTGCATCTTTGTACTTTGGTACCAAAGTGTCTAAACGATCAAGGAATTCATTCTTTGCGTTACGAATGATTCTTGCCTCGGTAGACGCAAACCCTTCCTTGGTTTGCTTGGCGTTGATCACATCATCCAGGCCGCGCTTAACCCAATCAAGAATCTTGACGTTCGGCAAATCTTCTAGCTCGCCATAAACAGGCAAGCCATCTTCATCGTAAATTGGACGCCCATTACCATCAGTCTTAAACCGATAGATTTGTGGCAATGATTCGCCTTCGTTGGAGGCCATACTTACCGCGCGAGCGTAAGCCTTCTTAAACGCCGGTCGATCCAAATAAGCCAATAACTCTTTATCGTTTAGTACGCCAACAGGTGTGTCATATGCCGCGGCATATAACGGTGCCGCTTTGCGCTTTTGCTGTTCCGTTAAGTCACGCAATAACATATTGGTGTTTTGTAAACGCTCTTGCGCTGCTGCCGCCAAATCAGCAATAACACGATCCGATTGTGTGCGAACACGTTCTTGCAAGAACTCACCTCTCGGACCTTTGGCGGCACCAGGGGTATTAACAGCGCCAGCGGCACGCGATAGCAACGATTCACCGCCAATATCAGCAAGCGTTGTTTGCTTGCCTGGCGTTGCCTGCATCAATCTGCGCTGCAATTCGGCTGGCGTTAATTGGTCACGCTCCATGCCCTGAATGATGAGTTGCGCCGCTTTTTGTTGCGCAGCAGCACCGCTTCTTCCTAACACGTCACGCGCCTTGTTAACGCCGTAGCCTGCAATCCCCATAGCCGGTGGTATGGCGGCACCAACTCCAGCGCCAAGACCAGCGCCTATAGCTGCACCTTGAAGCGTATTAACTGCACCGCCTTCAGCTTGCCCTGCGCCACCCAACGCGCCACCGGCAGCGCCCATCAGTGCGCCGCGGCCAACCTGTGCGCCAATGTTTGTGCCTTGTAACGCGGTTGGCAGTGCGCTTGTCACGGCCTGTGCGCCTCTGGTTACTGCCCCGGCAAGTTGGGGTGCGCGTGCGGCAACGGCTGGCACAGCAGCGCCCATCGTTACAGCGGCGGGAAGTAAGGCGCCAGCAAGCTCACTACTTGCTGCGGACATGGGGCTGCGCTTTTGGTATTCCTTAATGCCTTCGCGTACCGCTTCAACGTTGTCCTGGTAAGAACCCTTAGTAAACGCCGCTTTAACCGCGGCCTCAATTTCATCAGAAAAGCCAAACGTTAAGCCTTGCATGAAGGTGCGAAATGCGCCTGCCTCAACCTCGCCAACGCCTCGACGCTGCCTCGCCATGGCACCAAGATAACGTGATGGCGTGTAACCCTCTAGTCGAAGGTAAGCCTCCATATCTGTTTGCGGAGCGCCTTGCTCAAACATCTTGCGCATGTTGGCGGAAACCCGCTCAAGGTTCGTCATTGCTTATCTCCTTGGCGTAAGATTGTATTTGTCCACAAGGCTTGGTGCGCCTGGTATGGCTATTCGTCCAGATAGTGACGGATAGTTCATGCCTTGTGCTGTGTACTGCTTTCTACGTTCATCTTCAATGTTTCTAATTTCTTTTTCCAGTTCGCCAAGCTTTACTTTGATAGCTTTATCATCGTCCGTTGGGAGCGGAATAAATGGCGCAAGACGCGGAACCTCGGCAACAGGAACCGTTGCACCTGAAATATCCTTAATCAACATACTTCCAATACGGGCAACCGCTGCACGCGTTCTGATGTTCGCTTCTGGCGCAAATGGGTCTCTGATACCGGCTGGCGTTCTTCCTGTAAGCGGACCAACCGCGCCAGGATTTTCCTCAACAAGTTTGGCGGCATCCTGAATGGAATTTAGATTGGCCTGATTCTTAACAAACTCTTCCGTTACCGCGGTGGGAATAGTTTGGCCTTTACCCATTAATGGCTGACCCATTGTGTCGCCAATTGTTGGCCCAACAATTTGCCTTGTTGGTTGCGTCATGGTCTTTGATGTATAGAACATTCTTCCGGCGGCATCCGTAACCAGGTCAACGTCTCCTTGTGCTGCACGCAACTCTGACAAATCAACTTCTCGCCTTCTAAAGCCAAGCTCACGCTCTCTAAAAATATTTTGCTGCGCTGTTTGCCGTTGATCAAAAGCAAACTTGCGCTCATTCAAATCTTGTGCGCTTAGTGCTCTTAAGTTTGTAGCCACTTCAGCGGGCGACATTTCTATATCGTAAGTGCCAACGGTCTTACCAGTGTTCTTGTCACGAATTAAAATCTTGTTTCCTGTTTTGATTTGCTCTTCATTTGGTTGCGGCGCAACATCAAGCACCTTAATCCCGCCACGCTCGCCAACAACATAGCTAACAGGTCTTCCGCCAATCATGCCCGTGTTGGTTCCTGTGCCGTACTTTTCGGGTTTAACATTTTCACCAATGTACTTGACCGCTTCAGCGTATGGCATTTGCGACGCAATCAATCGTTGCTCTGGCGTAAGGCTGGCAAACGGCCTTGCCGATTCAATTGCTTTTTCTTGTGCGCGCGCCGCGGTAACGGTTGGCCCCATACCTTCAGCCCCCATGGCGGCAGCACCGGCTTGGAATCGTTGAGCCTCAGTTGGTTGTGTTGTTAACGCTTGGCGTAAAGCTTGCTCGCGCTGTTGCTGTTGCGCCATCTGCGCAAGTTGAATTTGAAGTAGTTGCCTTTGCAACCCTTGTTGCTGCACACCCTGCAAGCCTTCGGCTAGCGTTCCGCCACGGGCAACGGTTGAGCCTAATTGCGCAAGCGTTAAGAATCGCTGCCTGCGGCGTTCTTCCTCATCCATTGGCATGGCGGGTAAGCCTGGATACTGCTGCAAGCGATCAAGTCCAGTGCCAAAACGGTCAAGTATGTTTGGAGCGTAACCTTGTGATGCGGCTTCGGGCGAATTGGGCAATTGTTGCCCGCCGTAATTACCACTGCCCGTGAAAAAGTCTAGTAAAGACGCCATGCTTATCCCCTTGTCCTGCGGTCAAGTTCCTTTACAGCTTCGACCAGTAACCCTGTCACTTTCGGGTAGTTCACCGCCATCATGCCGTTATCGCCTTGCACAACGGCTTCGGGCATAACGCGGCGAACGTCTTGCGCCATCACGCCGCCCGTTCGTTGGTCATCACCCTTGTAGTTGTAATCATAGCCAGCAAGTTTTCCAATTTGGGAAAGCGGCGAATCCATGCGATCAATGTTTTCCTTCATGCGCTTGTCTGACCCAAACAAGTAAGCCAATGACGCCAATGTGCTAACGCCCTGGCCGATCTGCTGACCAGGCGACATGCGTTGCGTTGTGACTTGTTCATTCTGCGCAGGAAACTGACCAAGGCCAGCCTGAAGAATGCCAAGTTGCTGCAACGGATAACCTTGTTGGCGTAAAAAGTCTTGGTACGCCAAATCAAGTTGCTGTTGTTGCAAGCCTTGCTCAATCCCGCCAACTTGCATGAGTTGTTGCGCTTGCGCTTGGCGCAACGCATCTTCAGCGCCACCGGCACTAAGCAGTTGCTGTGCTTGTTGTTGGCGGATTGCTTGTTGCTGTGCACCTAACCCTGCCAGTTGCGCAGCCTGCGCCTGGCGGGCCGCAACGTCTTGCTGCGCAAGTTGTGCGGCTTGCGTAAATCCTTGACTTGCTAATTGTCCTGCGGTTTGGCCTGCGGCCATGAGTGCTGCTTGATTCGTTAATCCTTCAACAATGCCCTGGCGCGATCCACCAAAGGCGCGGGCGCGAGTGGCGGCGGCTAAATTGCCAAGTTGCTGCTGTTGGCGCTGCATTTCAATGTTTTGCAGCGCCGTGTTGATCACTTGCGTTTGGAATGGATTCACAAACTGACCAATGTTTTGCGCAATACCGGTTGGCTGCATCGCCAATGATGTTGCGTAATCAACGGTTGCAGTACCAGGCCCAACCTGACCGGCTTGCGCTAACTGTTGCAAGCCAAGCGTTGTGGCGTCAGTAGGCTCAACTTGCGCCAAGCGCTGCAATCCAGTGAGCGTTGCTTGCGTAGGCGCCGCAATACGCGGGCCTTGGTAAGCCGTATAAGGCTGATTGGCGATCTGTTGCGCTCTGCCATATACGTCAAGCGCTGCCGTTTTGAATTCAGGATCAAGTTCAACGCGAGTTGTTGATCCGCCGCCGCTCTTACTCATAGTGATAACTCCTTGGACATAACCGTCCAACGTTCCTTGTAATCTTCATCCGCCAAAAACGAACGAATCCAACCTCGTCTGCCGGATAACGTGATCATGTCGCATTGGATGTGACGCGCCCACGATTCAATAATTGGACGCATCGCTGAGAGTTCTTCCAGTTTGCCGCCAGCCAAAAAGTAATGGAGGCATTTCTTTTGCGGGTAAACGTGGACTTCAGTGATGACTGCGGACTGCTGACCAGGCCAGAATTGCATCGCCTTGTCAATCACCGCTTTGCGTATGTCTTCAATGGTATGCGTTCCATGGCTAAAGCGCAACGCCGCCTCAAGGTATGGCGAACATCGATCCCAATGCGCTAAATCACTCACGCCGCGCCAAAACCTAACAGGGTTTGCCCTGCCACTGATGGGAATCCGCCAGCCAACAAGCCTTGGCTAAACGCGCCTGGCGCAGTGCCTAGCATTGCCATGGGCTGTGCGCGTTGAGCGGACGCTACACGCGCAAGTTCCAACAAATCCTTGTTCGTTTGCTGACCAACGCCCGTGTTAATAACGCTCAACGCTTGATCGTAATTCAAACCGCTATTGAGCAAATCATTGAAGTAAGACGCTTTGCCTTCAGCGTCACGCCCTTGCAATTCGGGCGCCATCTGTACAGTCTGACCGAGTTGGCGGAGATAGTTGAACTGCTGCGGCGTTTGAAAGCCAATCGATGAACCAACAATGTTTTGAATTTGCTGATCGCTGTAACCCTGGCCGCGCAAATTGTTGTAAAACGCAGCTTTATCAAGCGCCGTTTTTGTGGACACATCACGCACTTGATTCATCAGTGCTTGATTCTGCGCCAACAATCCAGCCGTTGGCGATTCATTGGCGAGCAATCCACGGTTCACCATGCCCGTCACAATGTTTGCGGTTGGCGCTGCCGCTTGCATAGCGGCAAGATTTGCCGCCTGCGTTTGCCGCACTTCGGATGCCGTTGGAATGTCACTAAATAACCCTTGCTCCTGGCCGTAACCATAATTGAGCAAACCCGTGGGTGCTAATCCTGCACGCACTTCGTAATCGGCAAGCGGAGCAATGTTGTATTCCATTTCGCCCGATTCAAGGCGTGTTCCGCCAGTGCGTTCGGTTGTGCTGCGTCCTGTTCTTGGAATAGGGATTCCTAGTTGCTCAAATGATGTGGCTTCAACCGGCGTTGGATCAAGCCTTGCAATCTCGCCACGAATCTGCGCTGGCGAGTAACCTTGCTTAAGCAAAGTTTGCACATAGCCTTGTTTCGTCTCAAGCGATGCGTCACGATTCCAATCAAGGCCAAAAATCTTGAGTGTGCGCGACTCTGTTGGCTTTGCCGTTGTTGTCGTTGTAGTTGTTGCACCACTTGTTGCCCCGCCAGCGGTTGCTCCTCCAGCATTTGTTTCTGGAAGCGCTAACCCAAGTAA